TGCTAGTGCGGCGGCTTTTACAATAATCTGGACCGCAATTCGGATTTACGAAACCAAGACGGTCCAATCCATTCTGAAATGGAAGCGGTGAAGCGCAATGCCGTATATTCCGCTTAAACTCCCGCCGGGGATTTATCGCCAGGGGACCCAATACCAAGCCGCTGGGCGGTGGTACGATTCCAATTTGGTGCGGTGGATTGAAGGCACGTTGCAGCCTGTTGGTGGGTGGCGGAAGCGCCAGTATGCGTCTGGCGGTTCTTATCTAAATATCCAGGTTACTGGCGTTATGCGTGGTTCCCATGCTTGGCGTGAGAACGATGGCGATACGGTTATTGCGGCTGGTGGTGCGGCGAAGCTGTATGCTTTGAAGGCCAATACGGCGCCGCAGAATATCACGCCGATCCGTGAAACGGGTTCTCTGTCTAACGCCTTCAGCACAGTTTCTGGCTCGCCTACTGTTACTGTGGCGGATACCAGCCACGGGCTAACAACCGGCGACACCGCTAACTTCAGTTCTGGTACGGCTATTGGGTCGAGCGGGATTACGCTATCTGGCGATTACATTGTGACCGTTACTAACGCCAATGCCTATACGGTGACGGCTTCCAGCAACGCATCCACCACCGAAACCAATCAAGGCAGCGCGACTTACAAGTATGAAATCAGCGTGGGGCGCACGGATAGCGAAAACGCTGTGGGCTATGGTGTTTGGACCTATGGTTCAAGCACCTATGGCACACCGCGTCCTCAGTTGAGTGCGGCTGGTATTCTTGACGCATCTACCTGGGTCTTGGACAACTGGGGCGAATATTTGGTGGCGTGCCGGTCTGACGAAGGTAGTATTTACGAATGGGATTTAGGTGCTTCTACGCGGGCTGCGATTATCACGAATGCGCCAACTAACAATAACGCCATCATTGTAACCGGCGAGCGGTTTCTGTTTGCCTTGGGCGCTGATGGTAATGGCCGCAAGGTCCAATGGTCAGATCAGGAAGACAACACCACTTGGACGCCAGCAGCGACAAACCAAGCGGGCGATTATGAGTTGGCGACTTCTGGTAACTTGGTTTGCGGGGAGCGCACACGCTATGGCACCTTGTTGCTGACAACCACCGATGCCCATTTGGCGGTCTATCAGGGTCCGCCGTTCGTATATGGTTTTGAGCGGATTGGGTTTGGTTGCGGGGTTATCAGCCCCCAGGCTTCTGTTAGCTTGGATAATGGCGCCGTTTGGATGGGTGATGGCGCCTTCTATCTTTTTGACGGTACGGTGAAGAAACTAGACTCAACCGTCAGCGACTATATTTTCCGCAACATTAATTACAACCAAACCGCCAAGATAGCGGCTTGGGTAAATGTGGATTATCAAGAGGTTTGGTGGCATTACCCGTCTGAAGGCTCGTCTGAGTGCGACAGTTATGTGGTGTGGAATTACCACGAAAATACTTGGATGATCGGTAGTATTGCCCGCACCACTGGTATTTCCAATGGCGTATTTCAGAACCCGGCTCTGTTCGATCCGTCTGGTTATTTCTATGACCATGAAGTGGGCTATAACTATGACGGCGCCACTCTCTACGCTGAAGCCGGGCCGATTGAGTTGGGGAATGGCGATCAGATTATGGTCGCCAAACAGGTTGTCCCTGACGAGCGCAGCCAGGGTAGCGTGAGTGTGGAGTTCAAGACCCGGTTTGCCCCGGAAGGGACAGAAACCACATATGGGCCTTACACCATTTCGTCCCAGTACACCGATGTCCGGTTCTCCGCCCGCCAGGTTTCCTTCCGGGTGGAGGCAGTAGAGTTAGGCGATTGGCGGGTTGGTAACTTCCGGCTCAACGCACAGCCGGGGTCACGCCGTTGAGGTTGCCCCAGGCTCGCCCAATATATTCTCAGATTGACGATCAGACGGTGCGGTCTTTGATTGAGCGCGCCGATGCGGAAAACCACAAGCGGAACCGCGATGTCGAAGTGTCCCCTGGTCGGCTGATCCTTCAGTCCCCGGATGGAACCCGATGGAGCATCGAGGTTTCCAATTCCGGGGTGATTTCGGCTTCGTCCCTATGACGCCATTAGATGCTGAATTTGAGCGGTGTTCCGGCTGGCTCCAAGATGCCTTGGATTACGCCGGGAATACGCACGATCTGGCGGACGTTAAGGCTGGTGTAAAAGAGGGGCGGTTCACCTTCTGGCCCGCGCCGGAAGCCGCCATCGTCACCGAGATTATCGAATATCCGAAGTTTTCCGTGCTTCACGCTTGGCTGGTTGGCGGGCGGTTGGAGCAAATAGTCGATATGATCCCATCATTGGTTGTTTATGGGCGGTCTTTTGGGTGTACCAAATTGACCGGCACCGGGCGTCCTGGGTGGGTTCGTGCTTTGAAAGCACAAGGATTTACAGGTATAATGACCACAGTTTCCAAGGAGATCACGCCATGAGTAAGGGCGGCGGAAAGCAGACCACATCCCAGACCCAGACTCAGAGTGTTGACCCTGAGTTTAAGGCCCGCGCCTTGGATGTTTATAGCCGGGCACAGACGGCGGCTGATCGGCCTTACGAAGCCTATACTGGCGAATTAGTGGCGGGCTTTACGCCGCAGCAGCAGCAAGCTTTCACGCAGTTTGGCCAAGCCGCCACCGCAGCGCAGCCAACTATTGCCCAGGCCCAGGAATTAGCCCGCCGGGCGGGGGCTTATCAGCCCCAAACGGTGGCGCAAGCAATGGAGGGCTATCAGAACCCTTACACCCAGCAAGTGATCGACACCACCTTGGCGGATATTGAACGTTCACGCCAAGTCGCCCAGGGCCAGGGTGCGGCTCGGGCGGTGGCAGCGCGGGCTTTTGGTGGATCACGCCAAGGGGTGGCGGAAGCCGAAACCAACCGGGCTGCTTTGGAACAATCAGCCCGCACGGCGGCACAGCTTCGATCTGCCGGGTTTGAGACTGCCGCCGGGCTGGGCGCCCGCGACATTGCCGCAGCCCAGCAGGCGGAAGCGCAGAGGCTGGCGGCGGCGGGGCAACTTGGGCAACTAGGCGCGGCAGAGCAGGCGGCACTTACGCAAGGCGCCCAGGGCCTATTTGGCGCCGGTGGCGCCCAGCAGCAACTTGAACAAGCCCGGCTTGAAGATGCCTATAAGCGGTTTGCCGAAGAACGCGCTTATCCGTTGGAACAAGTTCAGATTTTACAGCAAGCGCTTGGGTTCTTCCCGAACCCAATGACAACCACTACATCTGGCACACAGGCAGTGACGCAGGGGGCTGGACAAACAGTCAGTCAAATCGGCGGCACTGCTGCTGGCCTTCTCACTGCGGCGGCTTTGTTCTAATGAAAGTTTTGCAATTTTCCGGCGGCAAAGACAGTTTAGCCTGTCTTTATTTATTGAAAGCCGAGTGGGATACTTTGCCAGTTGTGTGGCTTAATACTGGCGCCGCATATCCAGAAACCATTTCTTACATGGAGAAATGGAAGAATGTTCTGCCCAATTTTATTGAGATCAAAAGCGATCAACCGAGCCAGATAGCCAAAAATGGCTATCCCTCTGATGTTGTTGTTGTGAATAATACTTCTTTTGGGCGGCAGTTCTTCAAAAGTGACGCTCCATTGGTTCAGTCTTATCTGAATTGCTGCGCTGAAAATGTATGGCTTCCGCTTTTCCATGCCATTGACGCTATGGGCGCGACTGAAATTGTTAGGGGCCAGAGGCGATCTGATGCCCGACAATCATCCATCCGCCATGGCGATGTGGTGAATGGCAAGAAGCATAATTTCCCCATTTACGATTGGAGTGACGAAAAGGTTTTTTCGTACTTGAAGGCTGTGGGGGCTGAAATACCAGAAGGGTACAGGAACGGCGAAAAAACTGGTAGAGATTGTTGGGATTGCACAGCTTATCTTGATGAGAATGCCCAAAGGATTAAAAATCTTCCCGAAGTGAAAAAACAAGTTGTGTTAAAAAGGCTTAGTGAAATAAGGAAAACAATCGCCGCCAGTCATATTATTCAAGATTATGGCGACGAACCCGAATGGAAGGGGTATCATTGAGATGCTCGGCTTTTCAGATATAATCAACAGTCTTGGCGGGCTTTTAGGATTTGGTGGGCAACAAAACCCAACAATGCCTGCATCTGGGCCGGAGTTCTATGCAGAAGGGGCTGCCGCTGGCCAAGCCACTAATGCGCCGCGAGTTCCAGAGCCAGCGCGCCCTGATCCATTCGCTCGGTTTAGCCCAGAACAGCGTAATGCTTTAGGGCTTATTTCCATTGGCGATGCTTTTGGCGCGGCTTCTGGTACACCGGGTAGTGCTGCCAAAAATTTAATGAAGGCGTTCGATGTGCAATCCGGGCGCGGTAATCCTGCTGATTTGATGCCTGCTATGCAGCAGCCACAGCAACCACAGTTTGCCCAAGTCCCAGGCTTGCTCCCAATGCCCGCGCCCCAGGCGCCCCAAACACGTTCACCAATGGCGATGAATCTGCCCCGCCCAGTGGCGATTCGGGTGCCGTCTTTGCTTGGAAGGTGATATTATGAGCGGACTTCTTTCGCGCTTATTCGGTGGTGGTGGGGGCATCCCATCTGAGTATTACGAAGGCGGCGAACAGATGCAGCCGTTTGATATTGGACCGCCATTGCCGCCGCGTGAAACGCAAGCTGGTTTGGGGGGGTTATCGCCAGAGCAGCGGACGTTGCTTGGTTTTGCTGCCCTATCTGACGCATTTGCTTCGTTAGGCGCGCGACAGGGTGGCGCCTTGCAGGGCGCCATGCCAATAGCAAATCTGCTTCAGGAGCAGCAAAACACGCAGCGTTATCGTGAGGCCGTCCAGCGTTACGCTCGCCGTCCAGCAGAGGGTGGACAGCCTGAACAGGCGCCACAACCGCAGGCGCAACCTTCTAGTCGTACTGCCGCAGCCGAAGACGAAACTGGTGGCCCATTCAGCCGCGCAGCTATTTCCCGCGCCTTGGATACGCTTGGTCAGGCGGAAGCCCGTGGTCCTGGGGTAATAAATCGCCTTGGTTATGCGGGTCAGTATCAGATTGGCGCACCTCTTGCGGTGGATGCTGGTGTTTATCGCCCGGCACCGGGGGAGATTAGTCAGCGTGGTGAATGGAGCGGCCAGTGGGGTGGCCAATTTAATATCCCTGGCTTTGAAAACGTTCGTACTATTCAGGATTTCTTGCAGAACCCTGACGCTCAACGCCGGGCTGCTGAATTGGCAATGCAAGTTCAGGCTGGCCGCTTGAATAGTATGGGCCTAACGGGTCTTGTCGGGCAGAATGTTCGTAATGTTCAGGTAACACCAGAAAGCCTTCTGCAAGGCGCTTGGCTTGGCGGACCTGGTGGTGTTCAAAGGTTCTTGGAACGCGGCGAAGATGTGCAAGATGCGTTTGGAACACCAGTAAGCCGGTGGATGTCTTTGACGCCAGCCCAGCGGGCTATCGCTACGCAACAAGGCGCTGCGCCACAAGCGGCGGCGGCTCCGGCACCGGCAGCGCCTAGGGCGGGCACTCCTGGGATGAGGACACCAAGCCAAGAAGAAATTGATGTCCTTTTGTCTTTGCCGCCCCAGATTGGATATCGAATTTTAGCTGAACGTGCTGCCCCGACACGAGTTGGCTTGCAACCGGTGATGGTGGAAGAAACTGACGCCAATGGTCAGCGTGTCGTGGTGCCGTATTTTCCCACGCAAACAGGTGAATTGCGCCGTGGGCAATTACCTCCTGGTTCACGGGTAGCTGAGGGTGTCCGCACAGTTGAGATGGGTACAGGCACAGGTATTATTGGTGGCCGTACTGGGGCACAAGTTGGTTTTGTTCCGCGCGATACGGCAGGACGGGAACGTGAAGAGCAGGTTGGTCGCGCCCAGGGGATTGATATCGCAAAAGCCCCAGAAATTATATCAACTTCAAATAGAAGCCTTTCCCAAATCAATGATGTTCTGAATCACCCTGCATTCAGCACATCTACTGGCGTTTTGTCCCCACTACAAAACATCCCTGGCACATCTGCTTATGATTTTGGTCGGCGCCTTGAGCAATTACAAGGCGTAGCATTTTTGCAGGCGTTTGATTCTCTTCGAGGAGCAGGTGCGGTTACTAACCGTGAAGGTGAAATTGCCCAAGCTGCGATTGCTCGAATTAAATCTGGTCTTTCTCCGTCAGATTTACGCAAAGCACTTGATGAATTACGGGCAATTACTGAGTCTGCTAGAGAAAAAGGACTTGCAGCAGCCCAGGGAAGGCCTTCACCTGTTTTGCAGGAACCCAATCCGCAAGCCCAGCAACAACCACAACGCCTTCGCTACAATCCCGCAACCGGAAGGATTGAATAACCATGCCTATCGTTACGCTTCCTTCCGGCCAGGAAATTGAATTTCCAGAAGGTATGTCGCAAGACGCCATGGCGGCGGCTATCAGGAATATGCAAACTGGTGGCGCTGCTCCCGTGACTACAATGGGTTCAATTGCCCAAGGCGCCTTCGATCCATTACAGGGCGGCGCCCAAGCACTAACTCAAATGTTGCCAACAGGTGTTGTTGAAGCGGTTAATGCTGCTACCGCCGCTGTAAATCGCGCGCCTGTTATTGGTCCGATTACGCGGGCGCTTGGTATGACGCCAGCAACGCCAGAGGAAATCCAGACGCAAACGATTGGGCGGGAACGCGCTTATCAACAGTCGCGCCTGGCCGCTGGCGAAACTGGCGTTGATATTCCGCGCATTGCGGGAAGCCTAATCCCATCGACAGCTTTGGCTTTAGCCACCCGTAATCCACAGTCTTTGGCTGGGTCTATCGGTGTTGGTGGTGTACAAGGCGGACTTTTGGGGCTTGCTGAGCCTGTTACCACTGGCGAATTTGCCGAAGAAAAGCCGCAACAGGTCGGAACCGGTGCCGCTCTTGGGGCTGTGTTTGGTCCTCTTGGGTACGCCATTGGGCGGGCTATCGCTCCGAACCTTCCAGCCGGTGTCAAGGAATTGGCGGCTGAAGGCGTTCAAATGACGCCTGGTCAGGTGATGGGCGGTATTCCGAGGTCTGTTGAGAGCGCGCTGACTTCTGTGCCGGTACTTGGGCCGCGCGTTTCTAGTGCCATCCGTGAATCTGTCGAGTCGTTTAACACGGCTGCTGCCAATCGGGCGCTGGAACCTATTGGGCAAAAGATCGTTTCTGGCCCGGTTGGGCGTGAACTCATTGATACTGTTGGTGGTATTATATCTAACAAGTATGATGATGTGATTTTGCGCGCTGCACCATTAGCGCCAGATCAGGTTTTAGGGCGCGATCTTGCAAGTGTGTTGCGTTCTAATCTTACGCCTGAAATGACTAGTTTATTGCGGCGAGAGTTGGATGATAAATTGATTAGCCAACTTCAGTCCGGTCAGATTACAGCGGCGCAATATCAAACAATCACCAGTGATATGCGTAAACTTGCTGAAGAATATAGCGGCTCTGCTATGGCTTCAGAACGAAAGTTAGGTGAAGCATTCCGCCAGACTCGCACTGCTTTGCAAGATTGGTTTGAGCGTACCAATCCAAACTTAGCACCTGACCTCAAAAAGGTGGACGAGGCTTACGCCAATTTCATGCGGGTGAGCCGTGCGGCAGGAAGTCCAGGCGCTGTTGAGGGCGTGTTCACTCCGGCCCAACTTTCTTCCGCCGTCCGTGCTGGCGATAAATCTGTTAATCGGGGACGCTTTGCCCGTGGTGAAGCGTTGATGCAGGATTTATCGGATACAGCACGTTCCGTTTTGCCTCCTACCGTCGCCGATTCTGGAACAGCAATTCGGCAGGCGACTGTGGCGGGGCTAACTGGTACGGGGTCAGTCTTTTTCCCTGGCACTGCAAGCGCCCTATCAATCCCCACATTAGCCGCTTTAGCGGGTTTGTATGGCGCTTATACGCCAGCAGCCCGCCAAGCCTTCCAACGGGCTATGGTGGCGCCGCGTGGTGCGGCTACGCAAGCTATTGGGCGTGAAGTAGCGGGTGCTGGCGGGGCACTTGGTCAACCATTGATCAGCCCGCTTGTTAATCCGCGAGAAAGCCTTCTTCAATAAGGACCATTATGGCAGCTAAAACTGATTATGCCGCCATCAAGGCGGCTTATGAGGCGGTAGCGGAGCATGGCTCTGTTATGGTTGCCGCCAAAGCCAATGGCTTGCCGTATGAGACAATGCGGTGCTGCGCGGCCTATCTGACGCGGCTTACAGTGATCTGTGGATCAAGCCTGAAGAAACGGAAGACGAATAATGGAGTTACCTAAAATCACCCCGCTTGTGCAATTTGCAACCGCCGCTTTTGCTTTGGCGGTTGGGGGTTATTCGGCTGGCGAAAAGTTTGGCTGGTTTAAGAATGAAATCATCATTTGGGCGCCAGAACACTTTAAAATTCAGCCTGCTAAGATTGGGCAACCTGTTACAGTAACTGTGGCGCGCATTAAACGGCGGGATGATTGTTCCGTGGAAGACTTTGATGTGACGGTGAGAGATAGCGCCAGTGTTATACACTCCGCCACACCAAGCATGACGCAATTTACGGGGCCAGCAGGGCCAGAGGCTGATACATTTACTTATTTATTGGACATATCCGATAAAGAAACGATAGCGGCTGGCAGGGCAACATTGCTTGCCACCATTAAATATAAATGCCCTGAAGGTGAAAGAACTGTAACCTACCCACGGCATCAAAACCTAACCTTTATGCTGGAGAAATAGTGTGGACCAACTCCTTAACCTTGTTCGCACGGTTGCCCCGAGTATCGCCACCGCTGTTGGCGGACCGCTGGCTGGTATGGCCACGCGCGCCATTTCTGAGGCTTTATTAGGTAAGCCGGATGGCACCGAAGACGAACTTGTACAAGCTGCCTCCAAAGCCACGCCAGAACAACTTCTGGCGCTGAAGCAGGCTGAACAAGAGTTCGCCGTTAAGATGCGGGAACTAGACATTGACCTGGAACGCATTGCCAATGCTGACCGGGATAGCGCGCGAAATCGTGAAATCGCCACCAAGGATTGGACGCCCCGTATCCTAGCGGGTTTGATAACCACCGGATACTTTGGCGCCTTGTTTTTTATGCTGAAGAATGGGCTTCCCACACATGGCGGGTCTGAGGCTATGTTGGTGATGCTTGGCACCCTGGGGACTGCCTGGGGCGGCGTGGTGGCTTATTATTTTGGGTCTTCTGCCGGTAGTAAAGAAAAGACCGAAGCGATGAATAGGATGGCACGGAAATGAAAGAAGCATTCCCACACGCCCTAAAGACAATCCTTCACCATGAAGGTGGTTGGGCTGACCACCCGAAAGACCCCGGCGGGGCAACCATGAAGGGTGTGACTCTGGCTGTTTATAGGGAGTATCTTGGCCGGGATGTGAGCAAGGAAGAACTGCGGAATATCCCCCAGGAACACCTGCTGAATCTGTATAAGACGCGCTATTGGGATAAGGCTAGGTGCGATGATCTCCCTGCCGGGGTCGATCTGGTAGTGTTCGATATGGCGGTAAACGGGGGTCCAGGCCGGGCGGCGAAGCTGCTTCAGATAGCTGTGGGGGCTACACCGGATGGTGCTATTGGGCCAAAGACGCTTGCCATGGTAAACGCAGAAGACCCGACTGAACTGGTGAAAAAGTTTTCGGATGAGCGCAGGGCTTTCTACAAAGCTCTCCCGATCTATGCTACATTCGGTAAGGGATGGCTTCGCCGTGTCGATGAAGTGGAAGCTGAAGCCATTAAAATGCAAGTATCAAAAGCATGAAACCGACTAAGGCTGACAAGAAGATTTCCAAAGTTTTCAGAGAATACAAGGCCGGCAAATTGCACTCTGGGTCCAAGAAAGGCCCGGTGGTGAAATCCGAAAAGCAGGCTCTCGCCATTGCTCTTTCTGAGGCTGGTAAATCCCGTAAGAAGTGACTATATTGCGCTTACCGGGTTCTCCTGCCCGGCGGGTAGCATGACGTTTCCTCTTGCGATGTAAACTAAAACCCCGGCCTAGCGCCGGGGTTCTTTTTTGTGGCCACTGTTGCCATATCCGCCGGGTTCATAAGGCGTATCAGCAGGCCGGTGGCTTTTACATCTGATACACCGCCGATTGTGCGGCCCTTCGCTCCAAAACATTTCGCCGCAGGATAGGCACTTTCGCTCTTTATCGAAGACGTTCTCATACTTGGTTGAATGGTGGTTTTTATTCCACCATCGCTTTACTGTCTCGGTGTCCACCTCAAAATGCGCGGCGATCTGGTGGAAGGTTTCGCCGCGTTGCAAGGCTTCACCAATGTATGCTTCCCGCGCCCTTCTCACTTCTGGATGAATGGCGCGGCCAGGTCCGTAGCGTAAGGGGGCGCGGGGTTTGGTCATTCCACCCTCCAAACGGTTGTGCCTTTAGGTGTTGTCCTGGTGGTGAATTTCTTTGGCACCAGCATCCGGTTTTGCCGGGATGTTATGGACGCCATTGAGGCGGGCTTCACCTTGGCGCCAGAGACATAGAAACTCTCGCCAACCTCCAGCCGGTCAAAAGGGTATTTACTGCCCGGCGGTCTGCCACGCTGGCGCTTCGGCGGAATGGGTACGTCCTTCATGATTTCAATTTTCATCTTCGTCTTCATCTGTCCATGTTCCTTTGATCTGCTGTTTCACTGCGTTGATTGCCTGCCACAGAACCCTGTCTTGGTCTGAGAGTCGCACCCAGGCGTCCCAGTTTTTCCGTAATCCGTCGAACTCCACAGGCTTGTTGTTGTTCTTCATTAAGGCCCTTTTCATCAGACCTTCTTCCGCCATCAACATGGCGGTATTCAGCAGGCGCATTCTTTCGCGCTGTTGCGGTGTCACGACTATAAACTCCATTGGTTCCGACGACGTACCTGTAGCCTTCTTCCTGTAACCACTTCGCCGCCGCCTTTATGCTGGCGAAGGCGGCGAGTGGGCGCCAGGCCGGTTGGCTGATATCATCCACCTCAACAAACAGATCGGTTTGCGAAGGGATGTTGCTGGTCATTTTGATCGAGACGCGCACGGTGTTCATGCGATTTTCTTTGTTTGTTGGTTGGTTTTTTGAGAAACCGTCCATTTCCCAGAATTAAGGCGGTAATTAGCCATCTCAATTGAACCGATAGACCGCCCTAAGATTTTAGCGACTTCTGACACTGTTTTGCCGCCCTTATTCAACGTTTTCAGTAATTCTATTTCTTCCTCTTGCCAGTATTTTGGGCGTTGTTTTTTCTGCGTTATTGGCGCAGGCAAAAGTTCAATCTTTTGGATTTCACGTTCTCCTAGGAACGCCACCATTTCTTTCGCCAAGGCAATGACTTCTTTTGGGGTAGAGGCTTTATCAAAAGCCATTTTTAAGATTTCCATCTTATTCATTACCGGGTTCTCCACTTGCTGTTGCGATGCCTGCTGCTTTTTGGCGGGCAGCAGCTTCCGCCTCCATGAGTTCCCACTTCAGTTCATCCCGCAACTTGGCGAGACTGTCATAGGAACCGTTGGTGAAACAGAAATCATCCGCATATTGAATGCGGACCAGTTCGTTCTCCGCTATCGCCAGCTTGGCGCGCATAGTTTCTAGGTCGATCAATTCAAATCCTCCTTCACAAGATGCTCAATGGCATCCGTCAGCAAATCCGCTGACCGCTTTGCGACGCTGTTTTCTGTTCCGTGGTCCGTAACATCGTAGATGAAGCAGGCCAGCGCCATGGTGGCGGCGAATATGACGTCACTCACATTTTCGCCGTTGCCAAGCTTAAAGATTGCGCGCTTCATTTTCTCAGACACCTCGGACAGGTGTTCCGCCTTGGCGTCGCTCATGCGCCAGCCATCGCGAACAAGATGATCAGCAGCAGAAGGCACGCGGCAAAGCCCAAGCCTTGCAGGACGGCTAAAATCCACCAGGCGGCGGAGCGATGTTTCAAGTAATCCATGATAGTTCCTCTTGCGGTACAGGCTTGATTGCCTGGGCATGACGAAAACACGGACAGAAAAGAACGTCAAGTGAAAAAATGCGCTTGACACGAAAAATTATGAGGCATAGGATTCGCCCTATGGATCACCTCCCCTACCGAAAGCTGCTTCAGCAGAACGGCTACACGCTGCGCGATCTGGCCGAAGCGGCTGGCGTATCAACCGCCACCGCCAGCCGGTGGCTCATCTGGCTGACATATCGCGGTGTTTATGGGGGTATTGCGCCGCCTATCGTGCGGCTGATACCTGTTATTCAAATGTGCGCCACCGATGAGGTGCCGCCAAATGAGATTTGGGCGCATATCTGCACCGGCTTTCGGGACGGACATTTGCCCTCCAAGGACGCGCGCGATGGTAACTAGCCTCCCAACCATTGCGCGCCCGGCAGACCGGCGCGACTACTACGAACCCGCGACAGTCTGCCGGTTAAACCGTCACGGTGACGGTACCTCCGCCAGCACTTTCAATATCCCCTCCCGAACTGTGCTGGCGGGGGTTCAACCGTGAGAACCTGTATCACCATCCCCATTGAACCGGTTGCCAAGGGTCGCCCCCGATTCGGCAAGCACGGCGCCTATACGCCAGCCAAAACCCGGAAGGCAGAGGAAACAATTCGGGCATTTATTTCCCCATATGATTCCTTTGGCTCCGTGCCGGTTTGTGTGGAAATAATGATGTTGTTGCCCATCCCGAAGTCTTGGCCAAAGAAAAAACAGGCAGCGGCTTTGGCGGGTGAGATCGAACACACAGGTCGTCTCGATGTTGATAATTTGGGTAAGCTCGCCCTCGATGCCGCTAACGGCATTTTATGGGATGATGATGGTCAAATTATCAAACT